ATTCGATCCAGCGGGAACCACGATCATAGCAACCCCTCCGCTTCTTCAAATACGTGCTCTGTAGAAAACCATTCAAACGTCGCACCACCTATATCGCCTACCAGCCAATGAGACGCTACAACACCGTAATCTCCGTAAGCTGCTATCCATCGCTGTATGTACGGACCAACGGCCCACAATGCATCATCCCAGTAATCTACGTCCCACACAGCACCGTCACCAGTATTTAATGCTGATGGAGTTGTAGTTGGTTTACTTTCCCTATAGTCTACAGAAAGACTAGATGCCAACACTACGGGAGCATCGGACATAACCAAAAACTGAGCCCAATTAAAATGCTTGTACTTATTTGTATCAAAGGCGTTATATGATTGCCTGACAGAAAAACTTATCGGGTTAGTCATGTCATATAGGCCATTAATACGCCTTATAGACCCGTCAAACCTACCAAAATATATGCTCTTACCAGACATGCACAGACAATTACAGTCCCAGTCCCTAGAGTCAAATTTACACCATGCCTGTGTCACAGTATTCATAACAAACTGGCTATAAATACCAGCACGACTGTTACTCTCAGGTGCATTAACAATCAACATACCGCCAACCGGCCAAAGCTGCATGGCCCAACCCCATACATCCCGGTTGTCATTGTACTTTAGCAAGATATCACCTAGCCTACTCGTCAACGCCGTAGCATCAAAACGAGTATCACCTAGCTTACGTATCTGCGAAAACTGGTGTACGCCTTCTGTCGTCAAAACCAATAGATCGCCCTCGTAATTTAACACACACTTGCGACCTATTGGTTCTGGTCCACGATACCGACCTACCACACTCCATTGTGTAGCATCACCGGGGTCCAGCCCCTGAAACATAATATATTCGCCACGATTACTAATAAATACAATATAATCATTAGGCCCATCACCGGAGTCCGCAGAGTACGTTGCTATCGCTTGGGTATAACCGCCAAGATTGGAAAGCTGTCCAAGATCATACCACTCTGCAACGCCTTGTATCTGACCGGGAGGAAGATAATAAAAACCCAACTTGTTCTCTGTAGCGAAAAACAATCTGCCCATGTACGGGCGTACATAGTTCAACGAAGCATCTACTTCATTAAGACCTGTAATAACCAAATTCGTAAGAGCCGTACCGTTATACTGCATAGGCGTATCAGCGCCCGTTGTTAGTATAAGGAACTGAGCACTATCAGCGACCGTAGAAAACATCGTCGAAATAATTTGATCACTAGACAGATTACTCTTCAACGATGTTACAGTACCGGATACCGTAACGTCTAATACACTCGCACCAGCAAACGCCAAAATGTGCTGAACATTACCCGATGAAAACACTTCCAACGATGATACAGGAGAACCACCCGCCGCTTGATGCTCCACACAACCCGGCCGTATGTAACATGACGTAGTACCGGGAAACATATTAGTCATTTCGTAGGCTTCTTCTGGCCGCATACTTGATAAACTATCACGACCATTAAGACCACCTACGGGCGCAGAAACTTGATACGGCTTTGACCGTTGCTGTGTATTTACATCTGTACCCTGATACAACATTATATCACACCGGGTCCGGGTAGTAACTACCAGTCATAGGCTGAGTTAACGGAGAATAACCGCCCCTAGCGCCGACAGGTAGTTCTCCATAGCCAAGATATTGAGCATACCTAGTACGAATAGCGCCGCCCAATTCAGCCATTTCTGCTGTATAGTCCATGCCCTTCTTTTGACGCCAACGCCAAGCCAAATCCATTTCAATCAAATCTTCATCTACTAATGCCCCATCCGTATCCTGACTAAATACCGTAGATGGTACACCTGAGCCAGTTACGACTATCTGATTAGTAATATACATAAATACCAAATCAATAGGACTACTGGGTGTAGGCGCAATATTGAACTGCTTACCAAATCCATCAATCCGAAAGCTATCACTCCAATCAATAGAATTATTAATGACTTTGCGATACCATTGCAATGGAGTTAATGAACCCTTCATTTCATAGTACTGGTTTTCATTCATCGCACTCGGAGATAGTAAATGGTGGAAGTCCAACGGTAGGTCATAACCAACCTGATCTGTTATAGTCGTAAACTTGTACTCACGAGTTAGTACAGGCCAGTCATTCCTATACGACACACTCTGTAATGCCTTATTAGCCAGCGCTACACACTGCCGCATGTTCTGATCAGTAGACGACGATACAGCACCGACTGGCTGCGGCCACCCGTTACTATCCATTACCGTCTTGACAATACTAAGAAGCGTCATAGCAACACCTATAGCGCGAAGTCTTTCTTGCCTTTAATGGGCGTAGTAGCCTCAGGCTCATACTTGCGTAACATAGCCTCTAGCTCGATAATACGCTTGTTAGCCAAAGCCAGATCGCCCATAATTCGGTGTAGCTCTCGCTCCGCATTTGTGGCGCGATCCGTTAATACAGATATATCCGCGCCGCTCTCGGATGCTGCCAAAAACGACCTTGCCTGTTCGCGCAAGTCCCGCGCCCCTAGACCAATATTGTCTAGGTTAGTATCTGACAAACCCGCTAGCGCTTCTACAGTATGTATATGCATAACTGCCAAGTTAGCAGCAAGGCCACGATCTATGCGCGGCCACATTTTCAAGGGCGTACCGCCTAAATCTTCCGCTTCCTCTAGCCGCTTGAACTTCTCTATCTGTTCTGCAAACTCACGATATTTGTATGAGCGCTTGAAAGGCTCAGTCAGTCCCAAAGCTCTTAATGACTGTTCGCACCATGTCCGCTCCAACTCAAACCGTGGAGTACTCGACTGTTGCCCCGGTGATATAATATCAACGTACAGGGCAGTATCGAATATAGCTCTACCCTCTTTGATAGACGCTTGCTCGTTAGGCACGCTATCATAAAAGAAACGCAGTAGCATCCCTTCGGGACCGGGGGCCAAGCCTTCTGCAACAGTATCCATTGTAAACTCCTATTAATACCCCCGACGAGAAGGAACTCACTCAAACTCGCCGGGAGCATTGATCAGCCAAACCCGCCGCTCAACTTGCGCACTTGGCTAATCTTTGAGAATGCCTTGGAACTTACGTCCAGATGTCGTCATGTTACCAGCCCAACCGATGAGCTTTACAAACGCGTCCTGATTGTTTGTATAGCGATCCGGGTTCAATGGAACATACTGGCGATCTGTATGCGGACGCAGATAGATATAGTCTGTATTGAGATAGTACATATGATTGGGAGGACAAGCCCCACCCATACCACCATCAAACACAACATCGGCATCCATATACTTCAAGCTCTGAAAACCAGACGACGCCATATCCGATGACGTAAACCGCTGATTGGGTAGGAGAGCGCCCCAATATAGCATATAGTACGCATTATCGGCTATGATCAGATCAGGGTGATCCGTACCGCGTACCAACTTCAACCACATCAAATTCATGTAATTGAGCATGTTGGCATTAGTAGCAGCCGCGCCGCCATCCGTAGTCGCATCAAACGCTTGGTTCTTCCAGAATGCCCAAGTGCCACTGTCTATACCACCAACAACGCCCACGCCAGTATCAGAGACAAGCAAACCAAGGCCACCAATAGCCTTACCTGTAGCTGCCGTTCCATCCCCATATACCGCCGCTGCCATCTTGTTTTTCATGGTCTTTTCGGCGTTATTAATGCGAGCTTCAAGCAGGTTAATAAGCTTCTCTTGACCGCTGTTCTGTAGCTCTTCTAAGCCTGACATCGTGACAGCAACCGCAGCTTGTTTCCAATCAAACTGAGCCATTGTCAGTACGTCACTAGGGCTTATGTTCAGAGTATCATAACCACTGTACCAAGTGAACGTACCATTCTCGCCGTATTCGAGTTCTTGGTCGATCTTCGTACCGCCATCAGCAGGACGGACCTTACCCTTACCTTCTAGGCGCTTTAGGAGCGCGTTGTTATTAGTGACGTTATCCGCCAGTGACTTGCTACGGTTTTCGAGCGTAGTAGTGACAATCTCACTAACATTTGGGCTAGCCATTTTCTCGTTCCCTTAATCATTCAGCGACATTTTCATTATATGCCGCTATTAATGTTTCTCTCAGGGTTCGATTTGCGCCGTTAAGACTTTTAGCTCCATCCGCTGCCGGACCACCACTAACAGATACTCCCGCACTTCTTGCCCGCGCAGCCTCCGCAGCCGCTTTATCCTGTAAAGCCTTATTACTCGCCTGCTGGATACGGTCCCTGATAGTCGGGTTACTGTATGTAGCAAAGTCATATGCGGCTTGTAGAATATCGCGTTCTGGAAGGTATGGCTGCTGCTGTTTAATCAACTGGACATGGTTAGCAATATCATTAGACAAGTCATTGAAATACGGACGACGCAAGTTACCCGCTTCGTCTTTCTCATCCATGAACGCTTGTACTAGCTGAAAATTTCTAGCCTGTTGTTGCTGCAAGGTGCCTTCGGTAAATCCATTAATAGTGTTTTTTAGCTGTGCTATCTCCTGTTGCAAACCTGTTAATTGCGGATTGGGGGCTTGGCCGTTATTGGCTTGGTCCCGCGCATCTAGTAGAGCATCCAAGTCCAATCTGTGTTGGTTCGCAAACCACATAACAAATTGACCGGGATCACGCCCTGCAAAATCCGATAGAGCGAACAACTGGTTTATCGCCACTGCTGGCGTCATACCCTCACCAGCCCAAGCTTGACGCCTAGGACCAATTACTTGTTCGATCATACCGTATTCGTCTAACTGCGCTCCGCGAGTATTAACGCCCTCCATAGTACGTTCGACATACTGCCGAATTTCCGCCGGAAGTGACGAGAATTGCTGTTTTTCCAGTTCGGTAAGGCTGTTGGCCCACTGTGGCAGGCTCGGTGCGGGCGCATCCCCGGCAGGAGCTTGCCCGCGCGTGAAGGCGTCAATCTCCGCCGACGAAGCAAAGCGCCCGTCCTTGTGGTGATAGCGCTCGCCGACCTTGACCAGCTCTGGTCCATCAACGGGCGCTGTGGGAGCCTCAGACGGCTTCTCAGCGCCTTGATCGGCCTTGGGCGGCTCAGACCCCTTAAAGGCATCCGATAGCGTGTCCCTGAGGCTCTTGGGCGGCTCAGCGGGCTTCTCTGCCGGGGGCAGCACGTTGGGTATCTGGTTTTGCGCCAGATCGGTCCCTTGTGCGGGTACGGCGTCGGAAGCCTGCCCGTTTAGGTCCGTCGTGATATCAATGTCGTCTATGCCAGCCATTAATGGCCTCCAAGCCGACGGATCACATCGGCGATTTCTTGCCCTGTCACCGGCTTGCCTTCTGGTGGCCGGAAATCATTAATGGTACTATCCCCGCACTCTATGACGTTATGCTTGCGCATATGCTCTCTGTGGTGCGATCGGCTAGTAATCTCAGTGCCATCCATCGGCGATATATACGGAGCCTTATCCGGCAGTATAAACGGCCCACCCGAAGTACAATCCATTTCGTCGCCACCATACTCAGGCCGCAGCCTGCTATAGCCGTCTCCACCACGAAACGTCTTATACTTCGGGATAGACCGTGCATACCCGCGTACACTAACGTAGTGTCGTGTTCCTACGTGGTCCG